ATGAAGCCCGAGCACATGAAGCTGCTCCGGGATAAGCGTTGGCGGTTGAACAATCTCTACTTCATCACCGACAAGCAGGGCAAGAAAGTCCGCTTCCGGATGACGGACGAGCAGATTGAATACTTCGATGGTATGCACACCCGCAACATCATCCTGAAGGCTCGTCAGCTCGGCTTCACTACTGAGTGCTGCATCATCCAGCTGGACGCCGCACTGTTCGAGTCGGCCAAGTGCGCGCTGATCGCCCACACCCTGAACGACGCCAAGCGCCTGTTCCGGGAGAAGGTCAAATATGCCTACGACAACCTGCCTAAAGAGATACGCGCCGCCAATCCTGCTTCTAACGATGCTGCTGGTGAGCTTGTGTTCAGCAAAGGCGGATCGCTCTACGTGTCCACGTCCTTCCGGGGCGGGACTCTACGGTATCTGCACGTATCCGAGTTCGGGAAGATCTGCGCCAAGTTTCCGCACAAGGCTCGCGAGATCGTCACAGGTGCCTTTGAGGCGGTGGCCACCGACTGTTTCGTCACGATTGAATCGACGGCGGAGGGGCGGGCCGGCTACTTCTTCGATTACTCGCAAAGCGCCGAGAAGCAGCTCCTGTCCGGTGCTCCGCTCGGCAAGCTGGACTGGAAGTTCTTCTTCTTCAGCTGGTGGAAGAACAAGGCCTACTGGCTCGATCCGGCAGAAGCGATCATCCCGCAACGGCTGACCGACTATTTCAACGAGCTGTTCGCCAAGCACGGCATCGACACCAACCCCGGCCAGCGCGCCTGGTACGCCGCCAAGGAGAAGACCCTCGGCGACGACATGAAGCGGGAATACCCGTCGATCCCTGCCGAAGCCTTCCAGCAGTCGATCGAGGGCGCCTACTACGCCCAGCAGTTCACCAAGCTGTATGCCGCTCAGCGCATCGGCACGCTGCCAGACAACAGCCACCTGCCGGTGATGACCTTCTGGGACATCGGCGTCGGCGACTCTACGGCCATCTGGTTCGTGCGTCAGGTCGGCAACGAGTACCACGTCATCGACTTCTACCAGAACAGCGGGGAAGGCCTGCGGCACTACATGAAGGTGCTGAAGGATAAGGGCTACACCTACTCCGAGCACTGGGGGCCGCACGATATCGACAACCGCGAGTTCGGCAGCGATGCCAAGACCCGGCGGGAAATGGCGCGCGAAGGCTACGAGATCGACGGCCAGCACTACCGCATGACGTTCCAGGTCGTGCCGAAGATCGGCGTGGATGACGGCATCGACCAGGCGCGCGAGATCCTCGCCCACTGCGCCTTCGACGAGGCGAAGTGCGAAGAGGGCATAACCGCGCTGGAGAACTACCGCAAAGAGTGGGACGACAAGAAGGGCTGCTGGAAAGACCGGCCGCTTCATGACTGGGCGTCTCACCCTGCCGACGCATTCCGCTACTTCGCTGTCGCCAAGACCAAGCGCGTCACCATCACCCACATTCCTGTCACGTTCACCTTCTGAGGCTATACGCAATGCCCAACTACAGCGCCATCAGGCAGGAGTACAGCGATGCCTTGCCCGGTTGGCAGCTGGTCAAGCGTTGCGTAGCCGGGCCGCGAGAGGTTCGCAAGTACAACGAATATTTGCCCATGCCCGACCCTCTGAATCAGTCGCCCGAGAACATCGCGCGGTATGAGCAGCTCAAAAAGCGGGCAATGTTCCTCAACGTCACCGGCCGCACTCGTACAGGCCTACTGGGAGCGGTGTTCCGCAAGACGGCGGAAATCGAACTGCCTTCGGCCATCGGCTACCTGCTCGAAAACGTCAGCGGTGATGGCTCCAGCCTTGAGCAACTTTGCAAGGAAGCAACCGGCGAATGCCTCGACACTGGTCGCGGCGGGCTGCTGGTGGACTTCCCGAAGGTGGAACTGCCGGAGGGCCAGACCTCGCTCACTGTCGCCCAGGCCGCGAATGCGCGCGCCTACATCCACTTCTACCCGGCCGAGAGCATCATCAACTGGCGTGAGGATGTGATCGATGGCGTGCGCCGGCTGACGCTGGTGGTGCTGCACGAAAAGATCAACGAGGCCACGCAAGACGGGTTCGAATTCACCGCCAAGGATCAATACCGCGCGCTGATGCTGATCGGCGGCAAGTACGTGCAGCGTGTGTACACGGAAGACACACCGGACGGCGTCGAGACGAACCCGACTGACAAGACCGGCAAGGCCTTCGATCACATCCCGTTCCACTTCTTCGGCTCCCAGAACAACGACGCCAGCATCGACAAGGCGCCGCTCGAAGATCTTGCGGAGGTGAACATCCTCCACTACGGCAACAGCGCCACGGTGGAAGAGGCGGGCTTCATCAGCTCGCAGCCGACGCTGTTCATCACCACGGATATTCAGCCTGACGAGTTCCTCAAGCTGAACCCGAACGGGATGCACATCGGGTCGCGCCGTGGCCACAACCTCGGCAAGCAAGGCTCCGCCGTCATGCTGCAGGCCAAGGAGACGCAGCTGGCCCGCGAGCTTATGAAGGACAAGCAAGATCAAATGCTCATGATCGGCGCCCGCATCGTCCAGCAGGGCGGTGGCGCCGAGACGGCAGAGGCTGTTCGCATCCGCTACAGCTCGGATAACTCGGTGCTGGGCACCATCGCCGGGAACGTGTCTGAGGCCGTTCGACTGTCCCTGTTCGATGCTCAGCGCTTCATGATGGACGCGGTCGACGAGACAGGGACTGTCTTCTGGCTCAATCAGGAGTTCTTCGATCAGGTCATGGACGCGCAGTCGATCCTGGCTCAGATGCAGCTCTGGCAACAGGGCATCATCGCCAAGAAGGATTTGCGCACCAACCTGCGACAGGCGGGCGTGCTGGAGTCGGACCGCACCGACGACGACATCGACGACGATCGCGAAGAAGAGGCGCCGGTGCCGGGAAGCGAGGATGACCCACTGAAGCCGAACGAGCCGCCAGAGGTGAGCGATGAGTAGTGAGGGCTATCTGACGGATGCCACCACCCGGCACCAGGTGTACGTCCAGCGATACGCCGGCGGCAACCTGAAGCGGGTGGCGTCATTCATCAGCAAGGCCATCAACACGGCAAAGGCTCGCGTTGCGGCAGGACTGAGCGCTTACGGCACGCGTCGGTACACCTCGCAGATAGAAACGCTCCAAGGCGATTTGCGGGGCATCTACGACGACATGAAGGGCAGGGCGCAGCTCGATCTCGGCGAATTCGCGGTCTACGAGGCTGAGTTCAACGGCAAGATGCTGGACAAAGTCATCAAGGCCGTTGTTCAGTTCAACGTGCCATCGGCTGAGATGGTGAGCGCTGCGGCGCTGGCTGACCCAATGCTGCTGGAGGCTCGCAAGGGCGTGCAGCGGATCAGCATCAGCGGTGCGCTTGACCAGTTCGGGACCAAGAAGGCAGCCGAGATCATCGGCGAGATTCAGATCGGTTCCAGTCTGGGCGAGACCAGTCAGCAGATCGGCCGGCGCCTCACTAGCATCCACCAATTGCATCAGGATCAGGCCTCGTCGCTCGTTCGCACCATGACCAACCATGTCGCCAGCACGGCGCGCATAGAAACGCTCAAGGCCAACGACGACATCCTGCAGGGCTGGCGCTGGATATCCACGCTCGACAGCAAGACCAGCGCCATGTGTCAGGCGAGGGACCAGCACATCTACGGGTGGGAAGATCCCAAGCCGCCTGGCCACTGGAATTGCCGATCGAGCGCGCTGCCCGTGCTGAAAGATCAGTTTGCCCGCGAGATTCCCGGGTCTACTCGGCCCTCGATCGGCCCTGACGGCGTCACGCTGGTATCCAGTAAGACGAGCTATCAGGAGTGGCTTTCGCGCCAGCCTGCGGCCTTCCAGCGAGACATCCTCGGCCCGAACCGCTACGCGCTCTTCACTAAGGGCGAGCTGACGCTGGAGAAGTTCGTGGATGACAACGGCAAGACGCTGACCCTTCAGGAATTGAAAGACCTTGAGCCGCTGGCTTTCGAGCGAGCAGGGCTCTGACAACGAACCACAAACGACCGGCCTTGAGCCGGTTTTTTATGCCTGTGGCTGAGCCAACGGCAAATCATCCGGGGGATGACATGAAGTACAAGATCAGCAAGGCGGAATACGAAGCGCTCGATGCGGCCATGCAGGCGCTCTACAAGGCGATGGGCGATGACTTTGTCCTGAGTATTGAGGGCTTGCCCGCCGGTGGCGAGGATCTGGAAGGCCTGAAGCGCCAGAACCAGACGCTGCTGGACGAGGCCAAGGAGGCCAAACGCCTGAAGCGCGAGGCGGACGAGAAGCTCGAGCGCGAAAAACTCGACGCAGCCAAAGCGAAAGGCGACTTCGAGCAGTTGTATGCCAGCAGCGAGCAAGCCCTGGCCGCCGAGCGCACTCGATTGGCTGAACTGACCCAAAGCATCGAGCGCCGCGACCTGACGTCGGCAGCCTCGAAGGTTTCCAGCAGCATCGCCGACGGCGAGAACGCCGAAATCCTCGCTGAGTTCGTCCAGCGCCGCCTGAAGATCGTAGACGGGCAGGTGAAGGTCACGGATGCCGCTGGCAACCTGACCATCGCCACTCTCGAAGACCTGGCAAAAGAATTCCAGCAAGCGCCGCGCTACGCAGCATTGGTGCGCGGCACGCAAGCGAACGGCGGCGGGGCTGCCGGGGGTAAGGGTGGCGGGGCCACCAAAACGTGGGACCAAATGACCGGCATGGAGCGCGTAGAGCTTCGCCGAACCAACCCCGCCGAGCACGCGCGTTTGAGCGCCGCTGCTAAGGCCAAGTAAAAGGATATTCCGCAATGCCAACCATTCTCTCGGACGTCGTGTTTCGCGATGAGCTGCGCGACTACATCACCGTCAACAGCGTGGAGCGCACCGCGTTCTTCGAATCCGGCATCCTGACCAGCAACTCGGATATGTCCCAATTGCTGGCAAGCCCGTCCAACACCTTCACCATTCCGTGGTGGGTTGACCTGGACGCGTCCATCGAGCCGAACTACTCGAACGACGTGTACACCGACATCGCGGTACCGCTGTCGGTCACCAGTGCCTCCATGCAGGCGCGCGCCGCGTACCTCAACGAAGGTTTCAACTGCATGAACTTGGTGAAGAACATCACCAATCAGGATCCTCTCGAATTCGTGGCCGGCCGCATGCTGAGTTACTGGCGCAAGCAGGCCCAGCGCCGTGCTATCGCCACGGTTGTGGGTATCTACAACGACAACGTGGCCAGCAACGGCGGCGACATGGTTGTGGATGCCGGCGGCGTCATCAGTGCGGCTGCAATCATTCGCGCCAAGGCGACCATGGGCGATTACTCCGGCCAACTGGGCGGCCTGAGCGTCATCGCCATGCACTCCGCTGTGCAAACCGAGTTGCAGATCCTCAACCTGATCGACTTCACGCCGATCGCTGACCAGACTCCAGAGTTCGGCCGCTTCCAGGGCATGCGCGTTGTGGTGGATGACGGCATGCCGGTCATTGCTGGCACGCCGAACAAGTATCTGTCCGTGATCTTCGGGCCGGGTGCGCTGGGCTTCGCTGAAGACACCCCGCCGGGTGAAGACGGCCTTGAGTACGACCGCACGCCGGATCGCGGTAACGGTGGTGGCGCTGAAACGCTGTGGAGTCGCCGTGACTTCGTGGTGCACCCACTCGGCTACTCGTTCCTGAGCGCCACCATCACTGGCACCCCGACCACCACCCGCCCGATCTCGGCGAACTGGGCTGACCTGGCACTGGCCACCAACTGGGAGCGCAAGTTCGCTCGTAAGCAGGTGCCGCTGGCGTTCATCACTTCCACCGTATCGGCTTGACCGATGGCTAGCCCCTTCGGGGGCTGGCTAATTTGAAGGAGAAAATCATGCCAGTCGTAAAAGACCATCACATCGACCCTGAGCTGAAGGCGCGCTGGGGTTTCGGCGGTACCGAAGGGAATATCACCGTAGGACCGGAAACCGTTGGCGAAACCGGCGGTGTTGAACATGCGCGCACCCGCAATGAAAACGGTGCCGGGCGTAACGCAGGGAGCGGTTCGCAAGCAACGCAGGAAGCCATTCAGCTCGACGCTGTAAATGCGCTGGCTGCTGACCTTGAAGCGGGCGTGCTGAACCCCGTTGAAGGCGAAGGCCCAGCGATGCGCCTGTATCAAGCCCTGTCCGGCATTCAGTCGGGGATGCAGCGCTTGGCAAGCGATCGCGACGCCGCTGTGAGTAAGTCGGAAGAGCTGCAGAAGCAGGTCGATGACTTGCTGGCGCAGGCAGATAAAGACCGCTTGGCGGCCAGCACCGACCAGCTCGACGAACTGACCGTCGTGCAGATCAAGGAACAGCTCGACGCCAAGGGTGTTGGCTACAAGGTCAACGACTCGAAGCCTGAGCTGCTCGCTCTGCTGAAGGCCAACCAGTAATACCCGGGGCTTCGGCCCCACTCATTCAAGCGGAGGTCTGATGGCTACCTACATCACCGTGGCGGACGTTGACGCCATCCTCGGGGCTTCGTGGGCTCCAGATGACAAGAAGGCCCGGGCGGTGTTGCAGGCGAATGCCTATCTGACCTCGCTCAACCTGGTCGGTGTCGACATGGACGCCATCCCGGAAGAGGTGAAGCAGGCCGGCGCCGAGCTGGCGGTTGTCGCCTCTGAGGGCAAGCTGTACCAGCAGCAGACCGAGGGATCGCTGGAGGCCAAGACGGTAAAGGCCGGATCGGTGACCACCAGCAAGACGTTCGCCTCGATCGACACCAGCAAATCCAGCGCGCTGCCCGATGGCGTCCAGTTCGCGCTGGGGCTGCTCGCGCCATGGCGTGTCAGCGGCTTCAGCTTCAACGTGTACAGGTGACCCATGGGCCTACGTGAAGAGATCCAGGCGGATCTGGCCGAGGCCTTCGACACTGATCTGGCGGACGCAGTGCAGCCATTCAGTGGCGGCGTGACGCTGCCGGGAACGTGGGATCCGGTCAGTGAAGTGGCGGGCGATCCGGTGGTCATCGCCTACACCGGCCGGGGCGTGTTCGACGCGTTCAAGATTGCTCAGGTCGACGGTGTGAATATCCGCGCCACCGACCAGCTGCTGATCGCGCTGACCAACGAAACGATCGGCGGGGTGCCGGACATCGGCCACAAGATCAACGATTTCGACGTGGTCAACGTGCAGACCGACCCGGCCGGCGCCCATTACGAGATCCAGCTGAGGAAAGTCTGATGACGAACAAGGCGGGCTGGAGCCATAGCCTCACGGACTTCGCCGATCAGGCTGGCGAGGACATCACCCAGATGGCGCGCGTCATCGCGACTGCCATGCTTACGGAGGTGGTGAACCGCTCGCCGGTCGGCAACCCTGACCTGTGGCAGGCCAACGTGGCGCTGCGCACGAAGAACGTGGCGCTGGCAGATGCGTATGACGCGAACGTCGACGCACGCAATGCTGCGCGCACCCGTGGCCGAGCCTTCAAGAAGCTGACCAAGCGCGAGCGCGAGGAGAACTATTTCGTCAAAGCGCAGGCAGCGGGGAAGGGCTACATCGGCGGCACGTTCCGAGGCAGTCACCTGGTATCGATCGGCGCGCCCGACATGACTGTGACCGACAACATCGACCCGTCCGGCCGCGAAACGATCAGCAAGGGAAGCATGCTCATCAAGGCATCGGGCCAGTTTCCCGTCATCTACATCCAAACGAACAGCCCCTACGGCGAGGCGCTGGAACTGGGGCATTCCACGCAGGCGCCCGGCGGGGTTTATGACCTCGCGTTCATCGGCGTATCCGAGGCCTACAAATGAGCTTCGAGCAGATCAGAGCGCTCATCACCGCGCGCATGGTGGCTTTCACCGGGATTGAGCAGGCGCGGATGGATTATCCGAACCAGCCTGAAGTGTTCACGCCGCCGCCGACCGGCCTCTGGTGCCGGCTAAATATTCAATACGCCTCGGCCTTCATGGCCGGCATGGCCGACCGACCACACACCCGCAAGCCTGGGCAGATCAGTATTCAATGCTTCGCCCGCGAACGCACCGGCACCAAGGCCATCAACGAACTGGCCGACGCGCTTGAGGCGCACTTCGCCTACTGGATGTCCGGCGACCTTGAGTGCATGGAAGCCAGTCAGGTGGTCGCCGGCGAGTTCGAGGGCTTCTACCAGATCAACGTCAACATCCGGTTTCGCGCCGGCTGAGAGGAAAAATGCAGAGCGCAGATTACGTGCCGGGCGTATCCGGATGGAAGCTCAACAAGGACACCAGTGAATTGGAGGTCAACTACCCAAGCCCTTCCATGGGGAGCCAGTCTTCTGGCCCGCGCGCTATCACCATCACTGCCGGTGAGTGGTCTGACTGCGACCTGCCGGCCAACGGCATCGAGCGCTACGCATTCATCGGCGCGGAGCTGGCGAAGATCCCAGCTGAGTTCCGTGATAGTGCTGAGTTTAAGACCGAGGACTTCTCGCTTGATCGTGACGGTTCGGACTATCGCACCACGCTGACCTACGTTCGACCGGAAACTCAGGAAGAGACCGACGCCCGCATCCAGAAATCGAAGGTAGCAGGAACACGGATCGGCATTGTCGGTGGTGAGATCAGCATCTTTCACGATGGAGTGCTGCGTGTTCGTGTCGGCGATCTAGATGTGGACGAAAAGTCCCAAGCGTTCGTGGTGGTGGATGGCGCGGTCTACGTCAACGAAACGCTCATCAAGGAAGCCTCGACCAATAACAAGATCGCGACGAACTGGTCGCTGAAAATGGAACTGCGCAACGGAAAGTATGTGGCTGCCGGCATGGGGCTGGGCATCGCTTCGCAGTTTCTGGTGAGCGCTGACCGGTTCCGCATCAACTGCATGTGCTGTGGCGGTCCTGTCGGATTCGACCAGAAATAATCAGCCCATTGGGCCAGCCAACCCCGCCTTGAGCGGGTTTTTTTATGCCCGCGAATAGGAGGCTCCAATGAGCTCTGGCGCAAAAGTTGTAAGCCACATCATTGCGGAGGTGACGCCCGGCGTTACTCCAACCGGTACCTGGGACACGCTGCGCCTGACCGGCAACGCGCTGACCCCGACCGTCAACACCGAAGTCAGCGACGAAATCACCGACACCCGCCTGAGTCAGGGCTCGGTGGCCACCAGCATCGATATCGGCGGCGATCTGACGGCCGAGTTCTCGTTCGGCTCGTTCGACCAACTGCTCGAAGCTGCCTTCTACGGCGTCTGGACGGCTGACGTGCTGCGCGTAGGCGATACCCGCCATACCTTCAGCATCGCCAAGGGCTACAACGACGTTGGCGTCTATGGCGTGTTCAAGGGCGCGCACGTATCGACCTTCGCGCTGGACATCCCATCGGAAGGCAAGGTGACCGCCACGTTCAACATGGCGTGCCTGGACTACACCGACGGCGAAACCCCGATTGTCGTTTCGCCGAACGCGCCAACCACCACGCCGTTCCTGTCGAACAACAACGTCGGCACGATCCTGGTGAATGGCCAGTCGCTGGAAGGCGTGGCCTGTGTCTCGGCCATGACCGTGAATCTGGACAACAGCCTGCAGACCCAGCGCTGCCTTGGCTCCGATCGTCTCGGGCCGGGCGCGCACATCGCCACCGAGGCGGCGGTCACCGGCAGCATCACGCTGGCCTGGTCGAAACGCGCGTGGGAGATCTGGAAGAACACCTTCACCCGTACGCCGATCGCAGTTGTCTTCCCGATCACCGACTCGCTGGGGAACAAGTACACCTTCAACTTCCCGGCTGTGGAAGTGGACGGCGAACTGCCGAACGGTGGTAAGCGCGACCTGATCGAGGTCACGCTGAACTACACCGTCGCCAAGCTCAGCCCGACCATCACCCGCGAAGCGGCTGATCCAACCCCGTAAACCCTTTGGCTCCCTCGGTTCAAACGCCGGCCGGGGAAGCCCTTTTATTGGCGTGGCGTTGAGGAATTGAAATGGCTCTGCAACTGGGCAAAAAGAAGCCGGCGATCGCCGGTGAGCGCTGGGCGAAGTTCGACGACGACACCAAGATCCTGCTCGCCAGCATCGACAACCCTGAATACCAAGTCGCCCTTGAGCGCATGCGCCGCCGGATCCAGCGCAACGACGCACGGTTTGAAGAAGGCCAGGTGGGCGTGGTCGCCGGCGAGATGACCGAGCACCAGAACCACGCGATGCTGCTCAGTCACTTCATCGTGAAGGACTGGGAAGGCGTGCTGGATTCCGACGGCAATCCGATCAAGTACAGCCCTCCCGTAGCTGCTGAGCTGCTGGAAAACAACATCGAGTTTTTCATCTTCGTCCTGCGCGAAGGCGCACTGGCCGCCAGTGACGCCGCCGAAGAGCGAGCTGAGTCGGTGGGAAAGCAGTCGCCCGCTTCGAGTGGGAGCAAGAGTGGGGCGGGGAAAGCGAGAAGCGCCGGGCGGTCTACTCGCGCCTGAAGATGGCCATCCCGGGCGAGCCAGAGAATGACCCGCTCACCGCCTACCTGCTTAACCTGTACCGGAACGTGTCTCGCGGCCGCCGGTACATCGCTGGGATGGCCGGGGCGTTCCCGCTCCCACTCTCGGCGCGGGAGATATCTGACTGGCTGGAGTCGCACCCTTCGCCGCTGCCGCGCGATGAGATCGACGATGTGATGTTTGCGCTGGATGCGTTGTGCCTGGCCGGTGCCGACGAGTGATTTTGTCGAGGCCCTCGACTTGGTGCTAGATTGCCGCGATCTACAGGGAGAGAGCTTATGAAGAGAGTTTTGTTTTTAACGATGGCGATTTGCGCGTCGTCACAGCCTCTAATGGCAGCAAGTAGTGCTTTGTATTTCTCATGCCCAACTCTTGATGAGAGGGCTGATGACCTAAAGGTAGTGCTTGACCAAGCAAACGGGACGGCGTCCTTGCAAACCGAGAAACTCGGCGAAGGGCTGAATTTCACGTCCCCGGCATCATTCGGTCCGCAACAGGTAACTTGGCGCAACCAATCTAAAAGCTACCCGCAGAAGTTCTCTATAGACAGAGTCACTATGGTTCTGAAAAGAGAAACGACTAGCACAATGACGGGGTCTGTATCTCTCGATACATCGCCTTGCTCGATGGTGAAGCCTCCGAGCGGCGCGAAGTTCTAAATAGAACAGCACCATAAGCCACCTCATGGTGGCTTTTTTATTGCCTGGAGAAAAGTAATGGCTCAGACATCCCGCCTGGTTCTAGAAATCGACAGCCGGGACGCCGAACAAAAGGCAGCCGACACTCGTAAGGCCCTTGAGGCGCTCGAAGGAGCCGGTCTTCGAGCCAAGCCAGTGATGGATAAGCTGGCCGACGGCATCGACAGCGTTGGCCAGTCCTCGGAAACCACGGGGAAAAAAGTAAAAACGCAGAAGGAGCAGCTGGAAGAACTGCTCGGCAGCATTGATCCTGTGACCAGAAGACTTGGTGAACTGGACAAGCAAGAAAAGGAACTGGCCAAAAACCGAAAGCTTGGCCTGATCGATGCGGATACGTTTTCCGAGTACCAGGCGAAGATCAGCGCCACGCGAGCAGACCTAGGACGATTCAATTCGGATCTCGGAAAAACTGGAATGACAGCGAAGGCTACGGCGGCAGCCCTTCGTGGAGTGCCGGCGCAATTCACTGACATCGCTGTGTCTCTTCAGGGTGGTCAGAACCCGTTAACCGTGTTCCTGCAGCAGGGTGGCCAGCTCAAAGATATGTTCGGAGGCGCCGGCCCGGCAGCCAAGGCTATGGGCGGATACATCCTCGGCCTGGTCAACCCGTTCACCGTGGCGGCTGCAGCTGTTGGAACGCTTGGACTGGCCTACTATCAAGGCTCCAAAGAGGCTGACGCTTATCGCCTCGGCATCGTAACCACGGGCAACGCTGCCGGCACGTCAGCACTTGCTCTTGCAGGCATGGCTACCACGATCAGCGCTAGCGTTGGCACTACCGGTAAGGCAGCCGAGACTCTGGCCATGCTGGCATCGAATGGCAAAATTGCCAGCTCCAGCTTCGAGCAGATTGCCACGGCGGCTATCAGCTTTGAAAGCGCCACCGGCAAAGCGGTATCGGCAACGGTAGCCGAATTCGCCTCGCTGGCCGACGATCCGGTCAAGGCGTTGGCCACACTCAACGAAAAATACAACTTCCTCACCGCTTCTGTTTACGAGCAGGTGCGTGCAGCTCAGGAAATGGGCGAAAAGGAAGCGGCGGCGGCGATCGCCCAAGAAGCCTACGCCAAAGCGCTGGAGGCTCGCGCCAAGACCATCAAGGAAAGTCTCGGCACTATCGAGACCGCCTGGAATGCCATAACCGGCGCAGCGAAAAGCGGCTGGGATGCCATGCTCGGTGTCGGGCGTCAGCAGTCTCTTGATGAGCAGATTGCCAACACCAAGCAGCTATTAGAGGATCGCAAGTCAAGCTTCGCGGCGAAAATGTTCCCCGATACGCTGGGTGAAGGGAGCGATTCGACCCGCTTCCTGCAGACCCGGCTCAACCTCCTGGAGAAGCAAAAGCTGCTGCTAGCCGATCAAGGCAAGGAAGAGGGTGAAAATGCCCGCATTCAGCGAGACGGGCAGAAGGCCTACGAGGAGTTCCAGAAGAGCATTGAGGCGAATTTCAACAAGCGCCAGAAGATGAACAAGGCTCTGGAGGAAGAAGAGGAGCGCATCAACGCTGCGCGCGCGGCAGGCTATACGATTACTGCCGAGCAGGAAAAGGCCGCGCTTAAAGCGATTCGCGAGAACTCCATCTACAAGGAAGCGGAAGAGAAAAAGCCAAAGGCATACCGCGAAGACGCAGGCATGAAGGCGCTTGACCAAGCCCGCCAGCAATACGCCGTGCTGCAACAGCAGAACGCGTTGATCGGCGTGCAAAAGGGACAGGTCGACAAGCTTGGCACCGCCGGGCAGGCGCTGGTGAAGTGGGAGCAAGAGCTCGCCGACATCAAAGCCAAGCAGACCTTGACGGCCGATCAGAAGGCTCTGGTAGCGAACCAGGAACTGGTCACCGCCCAGCTGAAAAAGAACGCCGCGCTTGAGAAGGAGATTCAGCTCAAGAAAATCTCAACGGAGGAGACGCAGAAGCTCGCGGCATTCCAGACCAATCTGGCCAGCCAATTGGCAAAGGCACAGACGGGCTTGGACAACAACCTCGCCGGCATGGGGGTGGGCGACCAGCAGCGTCAGCGCTTGCAGGAACAGTTCAGTATCGAGCAGCAGTACCAGTCGCAGATGGATGCTCTGCAGCAGCAACGCAACGAGGGGCGCATCAGCGAAAAGCTGTACAGCGAAGAGACTGATGCACTCCGCTCAGCCCTTCAAGCCCGTCTCGCCATGCAGCAGCAGTACTACACGGACGTGGACAAGGCCCAATCGGACTGGTCGCTCGGTGCATCGTCGGCGTTTCAGACGTACTCGGAGCAGGCGCGCGACGTCGCCGGCCAGACCCGCATCCTGTTCACCAACGCCTTCAGCAACATGGAAGACGGCATCATCCAGTTCGTGAAGACCGGCAAGCTGTCGTTCAAAGATCTGGCGGACGGCATCATCGCCGACCTGATCCGCATTCAGGTCCGGCAGGCGGCGGTGGGCATCTTCGGCACGATCTTCAGCGGGCTTAACGCTGGCGCTTCAGCCGGCAATGGCCTCGCAGCCGGATCCGCCGGCGCGACGTCTTCCACGCTCGGTGCATCTGCCGCCGGATACGGCTCGAAGTTCGGATTCTCCGACGGCGGTTATACCGGCGACGGTGGCAAGTTCGAGCCGAAGGGTGTTGTGCACGGCGGCGAGTTCGTTGTCCGCAAGGAAGCGGTGAGCCAGCCAGGCGCACGGGAATTCCTCGAGCGCATGAACGCGAACGCCAAAGGGTACGCAGATGGCGGCTACGTTGGCGCTACCGCTGCGGCATCGACCTCCAATGTCGTTCCGATCTCGTCGGGGTCGTCCACTGCTCCGGTCATCCAGCAGAGCTTCAGCTTCCAAGGCACTCCGGATGACGCCACCGTCAACATGGTGAGGCAGGCAGCAATGCAGGGCGCCAAGGGCGGCTACGAGCTGGTCGTGCGCGACCTGAAAATGAACGGAACCATCCGCCAGCTGATCGCGAGGCGCTAAGCAATTTAAGGAGTACTGCATGGCTCTCACGTGGCCGGCTTCGCTGCGCCCGTCAGAAATGACGTGGGGCATCGTCAACAACAGCAGGGCGTTCACCTCGACGCTCTCGAATGCCCAGCAGATTGTCGGCTACCCGGGCGCTTACTGGCAGTGCACCTTGATCTTCGGACTACTGACCAGAGCCCAAGAGCGCGAGCTGTCGGCGTTTCTCGGGCGACTGGATGGGATGTTCGGCACATTCAATCTGCCGGCCTTCACCCGCCGGCGCACCAACGGCGTCGGCGCGCTCTCAGTGATCACCGGCAACGCGCAGGCGCGGTCGATGGTCATCGGCGGCGCGCCGGCGAATGCTTCTGTGTTCGCTGCCGGCGACTACATCACCATCGCTGGCGAAATGTTCGAGGTTACCGATGCGGCATCAGCGAATGCGCAGGGCAGGGTGACGGTTTCGCTCAACAAGCGGATCCGCAGGACGCTCACGGCCGGTACCGCCGTCGAGTACCTGAACCCATATTCCGAAATGCGCATGACCACCGATACTTGGGCAATGTCCGTAAAGCCGGTGATCGCCAACGGCAGCTACCAATTCAGGGAGGCGTTCTGATGCCATCAGCATTCCCGTTCAGCCAGAACGTGGTGAACATCATTGCGACCGGCCGCTTCATGCCGGTGTACGCCGTGCAGCTCGACTTCGTCGACGGCATGGTCTTCGCGCACACCGGTACCGGCGATCTGGTGATCGACGGCATTACCTACCTCGGCGTGGGTAATTTCGGCCAGGTCAGCCAGTCGCAGGAGAGCGACAACTCCGGGTCGCCAATGTCGGTTGAGCTGACACTCAGCGGCCTGGATGCCTACATCCTTTCCGAAACCAACGTCCGAGGCTGCCGTGGGCGGATGGCCAAAGTCATGTTCGTGGTGTTCGACGAGGCCGGCAACTACGCGGCGGACATTCTGTTCTCCGGCCGGATGGACGCGGCGAAGTTCTCCTTCGCCGGTAATGGCGAGGACGGCAACAGCATCACCGTCCCGGTTATCGATCGCATGGCCGAGTGGAGCCGCACCGGTACCGAACGATTCACCGACGAAAACCACCGGGCACGCCATCAGGGCGACCGGTTCTTCTACGCCATCGCCCAAATGTCCGAGTGGCCCATTTACTGGGGCTCGAAGAAGGACGCGCCGACATTCACCTATGGAAGCTAGCCATGCGCTACCGAGACTGGACAACCCGTCTGAACGAAACGATCAAGGCCGCCCAAGAGCGGCCTTTTTCATGGGGTGAATTTGACTGCTGCCTGTTCGCGGCCGACTGCGCCGCCTCGGTGTGTGGAGTCGATCCGGCGAAGAATTACCGGGGCAAGTACACGACGGAAACCGGTGCCAAGCGGCAACTGAAGAAGCAGCACGGCAGCCTTGAGGCGGCGTGGGATACCCACTTCGCCCGGGTGCCGGTGCCATTCATCCAGCGCGGTGACGTCGTGCTGTACGACGCGCCCGGCGGCCGAAGCATGGCCGTGTTCTGGGCAGCGGATTACTGGGCGGCGACCGATGATGGCGCCGCCCGGGTTGAGTGCGAGCCACTGGCCGCGTGGAGAATTGAATGAGCGGTGGCGTTAAAAAACTCGCTTCGGTCGTCATCGGCGCAGTGGTTGGTTTTGCCCAGGGCGGTCCATGGGGCGCGGTCGCGGGCGCAGCGCTTGCCTTTTACGCCGCTGAGCAGCAAGAAAAGCTCAACACCAAGTCGCCGTTGCGCGATAACGAGCCGTCTGCCCAAACCGTGCGGTCCTCGAAAGCGCCGGTGCGATTCATCCTCGGCCGCGTATCCACTGGCGGCGTGCTTGTGTGGGCGCAAGAACAGTCCGGCGCGCAGGGCGAGGGAGAATGGCTGCACCTGGTGTACGTGCTGTGTGAGGGCGCGATCGATGCGCTCGAAAACATCTACCTCGGCGAGGAAGAAATCGGCTCGTTCGGCCCGCTGGCCAGCTACGAGCTGGTCGTCAATCCGACCCAAGTGAACGCGTTCCTGAAGGCCAACTGCCCCGACTGGAAAGACTCGCAGATCGGTCGCGGCCTGTCCTATGTGCGGGTTTCCCTCCGTTACAGCGCAGAGAAGTTTCCATCGGGAATCCCTGACACGCGCTTTGTGGTTCGCGGGCGGAATGATATCTACGATCCGCGCACCGGTGCGGCGGGTTACAGCGCAAACACTGCGCTGCATCTGCTCTGGTTCCTGCGCAACCGCTGCAACGTGCCGGACGACGAGATCGTCTTCGAGACCTTTGCCAGTGCTGCCAACGTCTGCGACGAAGGCGTAATCAATGCCGACGGCTCGACGAGCCAGCGGTATCGCACCGGCTGCGTGATCGGCGCGGACGAGCAGCGCACCGGCGTTCTCCAGAAGCTGGAAGCGGCGTCTGGCGGGCATTTGATTCGTGTTGGTGGCCGCTGGATGTTCCAGGCTGGCGCCTATTACGGTCCGTACGACTTCGAGATCACCGAGGACATGGTGATCGGCACCGTCACCGGCAGCACAGAGCCGACCAATGACACCGCGATCAACACCGTACGCGGCACCTTCATTGATCCGGAGCAGTCGTGGACCGAGACGGATTACCCGGAAGTCAGCGTAGCCGAATGGATCGTTGAGGACGGCGGTGAGGCGGCGGAGACGCTGACCTATTCCTATGTCACCAATCCGTACCAAGCGCAGCGCCTGGCGAACATGGAGTTGCGCCGGCGCCGCGCCGGTGGCGCTATCAGCATCCCAATGAACTTCGCCGGCTATAACTGCCGACCGGGCCGCGTGGTGCGGGTAAACCTCCCGTCGCTGAACATCCTTGGCGAGTTCATCGTCTCCGACTGGTCGATGGGCGATCGCGAGGGCTGCACGGTTCAGGTCAAACAGTACGAGCCTGCGATTTTCGACGACGCCGTTGGTCAACCGTACAACCCGATCGGGTTCATCAATCTGCCATCCGGCGGGCTGGGCACGCCAACGAATCTCGCGTGGGCGCAGGACACCACGGCCGAGGTGACGCAGGGCGTTCTGTCGTGGACTCCTCCTGCTGGCGTGGTGAAGGAGTACATCGTCATCGTCCGGCAGGGCACGACCGCGATTCAGTCGCATAACGTGCCTGCGACGTCGACGGAGTGCGCCATCAATGGTTTGCCGTCCGGCAACTACACCATGAGTGTGGCCGCTGCCGGCCCCATGGCGCGATCGGGCGAAGTGACGATCAGCGTCAGCATCAACGGCCCGCCGATTCCGGAAAGCTGCGTGGTGCAATCCTCGATCGACAGCATCGTGCTGATTCCGAGCAACGTGCAGAACGGTTTGAACGGGGGCACCTATGAATACTTCTTCAGCACGTCACCTACTGCAACCTCAAATGACGCCGAGTATTTAGGGCAGGGGCTTTCCTTCACGCACACTGGGCTGGGGTTCTGGACGAGCTACTACTATTTCGTCCGCTCCTCCAATGCGTACGGGAAAAGCTCGTTTCTCTACGTGCCCGCGCAGACCTCGAACGATGTCTCGGCGTACCTGGCCGCTCTTGCTGGGAAAATCACGAAGACGGAGCTGGGGCAGGAGTTGGCTGCCGAGATCGACAAAATCCCCGGGCTACAAGAGCAGATCGACGGCCTGTCGAATCCGATGCTGTACGAACCGACCGGTGTATATCTGGCCGGCGCAGTGGTGTATCAGGGCGATCGCCTGTACAGGGCCAAGCAGGACGTTCCTGCCGAGCCAGGCGGGGCAAACGCTCCGCCGAACACGACCTACTGGGAAGACATCGGGCAGATCCTGCAGGAGGCGAACGCACTCGCGGCGCAGGTCTCCGAGAACACGCTGAAGATTGACCAGCAGGGTGACGAGCTCACCGCTCAAGCATCAAAGCTGGACGGTGTTTACGTGCAGGTGAACCCGGCGCTGGCCGGTGACACGGCAAGCTTCGCTGGATCGGATCAGGTCTACATCGGCGTCTGGTCCGAGCAATCCGCCCGTCTTGAGGATGGGATTGCCACGGCCAGGCGGGTGGACACCATCCAGGCCGAGATTAATCAGACCAGCGCAACTGTTCAGACGGTCAGCCAGGCCATGGTTGCTCTGGACGGTAAGGCGTCGACGATGTGGTCGGTCAAGATGCAGCTCACCGCCGACGGCAAGTATGTTGCGGCCGGCATCGGGCTTGGTATCGAGAACACGCCGGCGGGCCTGCAAAGCCAGTTCTTGGTCAGCGCTGACCGGTTCGCCATCGTCAACACCATTGCCGGCGGAGCCATCTCGGTGCCGTTCGCGGTGCAGGGCGGCCAGGTGTTCATGAACTCGGCATTCATTCAGGACGCCTCGATCGGGAACGCCAAGATCGGTTTCTTCATTCAGTCGGACAACTACATTGCGGGCGTTCAAGGATGGCGCATCGACAAGGCCGGCAACTTCGAGTTGAACAGTCCGTTGGGGGGAGGTGCTCGCCAGACCATCAACAACAACGGCGGCAAAGTGTTCGATGAAAACGGCGTGAAGCGCTACCAGTGGGGGAATCTCAACGCATGAGTTATGGCATGAGGATATGGGGCGCCGATGGGGCGCTCCAGCTAGATGAGAACTCATTCACTATTCGAGTCGTGCTCTCGGTGCAAGTGACGTTCGCGCTTGGGTCCAGCAAAGGAACTCAGGACTTCGCCGTTCCCGGCGTAGGCCCTGGTAACGGAACGGCAATCGTGATTCCAATCGGCGCCTATTCGGAGTTGCAGATGCAGTTTGAGACCGAGATGCTTGAAGGCGTGGTTCGTGTCTACAACTACACCCGGACGTATGCAGCCAGCACCACTTCGTCCGGCACGATGCGCTTGATAGTCATGAGGTGGAGCTGATGAGTTACGGAGTTCAGTTCACCAATAACAACAATGTTGTCACTTTGGATTCGGAATTCTCACGCTTGATGGTCATCGCGTCAGGACGCTATGCGCCCACTCAGGAGCAGGGGCTCGGCTCGGTCACGACTTTTGCACGGCCGGTGACCTCTCAAGAGCCGCCGCTTGTATTCGTGAGGCCGGACACCATCAATGGTGTAGCTGGGCTTTGTCGAATGAGACTGATCGGCTCGGCAGGTAATTGGACTGGGTTCTATGTCCGAGCCTACGACGTCAACGCTGCCGGGTTAAACGGGCGCTATTTCGTGGCGGCGTTTGGTGCTCAGCCGGTGGCGCAATACGGAATGCGGCTGTGGGATGGCGCCGGAAAGCTACTGTTCGACTCCGGAACCCCGAACGCCACGTTTACCCGAGCATTTCAAAACTGGTCATATGTTCGGTATGACACCACCCAACAAGGGCTCACGCGAATTTTCTATAGCGTTCCATTCAATTTTCCAGAAAACGAATTCATGCTCATCAACACTTTCGGCATGCCCATGACCTCGGGTAGCGGCATTGCTCGCGATCTTTATTGCTGGTGGGATTTCCCAAACAGCACGCTCTACGCCATCACCATTGCCGCCTCGAACCCTTTCGCCTTCTTCTTGCCAGCTGTGTTCGCAAAACAAGCTGCTTAAGACCCGAATTCGCATCTGATGATGCGTCACAGCGAAAAGCCCCTACCTAAAATAAACCCAGGAAACGCAGCCAATATGGCCAAACAGACGATCAATCTCGGTACTGCCCCAACGGGCGTGGGCGGCGATACGCCGCGCAGCGCGTTTCAGAAAACTCAAAGCAACTTCGACGAACTGTATCAGCGAGATGCTCTGCTCGGGACGGCAGCAAACGCAAATATTGGCACTGCCGCTGGCAACGTTATGGCCGTCGGCGCCGGCGGCTGGCTCGGTCCGTCTATCATCGATAACAGTAACGCGAACAACGCAAAAACCACCGGCTTGTATGGTCTGAGCAACGCAGCAAACGCCCCCTTTGTTGCGCTCCAGTTGCTGACTAGCGATTGGGGTGTCGACCCGCGCTGGCAAGCTCAGCTTGCCCTAGGCATCTCCCAGAACAGGGCTTTTTTTCGCTCGATCCTCAAGGATCAGACGTCCGCCACCGCATGGGCAGAGCTGTACCACACGGGCAACACCACGAAAGGCTCTGGCGGGGTTCTTTCCGCCGCCTCGCCGATTGTGCGTGTTTCGAACGTGGCCGGCTCCCTGCGCCTGGATCTGCTCGAGCAGACCTTCGAACCGGCCGGCGAG